TTGCTGAAGGACTCACTCAAGGACTTGGCAGACTTCAAGTTAACAGCAACCGCTACTACAGAAGAGTTGCAGTTAAGAACATCATGTAAGCTAGATGCTTATATTCTTCAAAGAGGGTGCTTGACACCCTCTTTTTTATGCTCTATAATAAAGAGGTAATCGATTGATGGTGAATTCCATCATGACCACTGGAGAGATCTTATGATTGGTAAAAGAGTAGGCTGGGATTCTAATTTCACAATTAAGAGTCTGGAAAAAGAAGGTTTAGGTAAAGATCATGACCCCTTTATTGTATTTCCTTTTGTAGAATTAAAAAAATTACGTATGGAAGATGTAGACAATTTAGTTTGTCCTCCATGCAACAGTCCAAGAGGATTAAGAGAAATATTAGTTTGCAAACAAGAACCATTAAGGAGTTCATTAGAAGAAGGTTGGTGGGTACATTCCTGGGTAATACCTCTATTAAAAGGTATGTATTTTGATAGAAGACATACTGTCAAAACCATACAAGAACTTATTAGAGATAAAAAAATAAATGCTAAGCTTCTTCCTGTTGCTGATTATGAACGTGTTCATGTTGAACATGAACCATTAATTTCATCATTTGAGGATCTATCCATCATAAGGATGTTAGCAATGTTGGCAAATGTATTGAAAGGAGATGATGATGCAAAAGGTGATCATTTCTTCAATTCTATTGTTGATATTATTAACAAAGAAGACAAAAATAGGGGTGAATATACTGATCCAGAATTAAAGAGTAAGGAATTTATTCGTAGACTACTTGCTTACATGGGTGCATACAGACGTTTTTCTGATGCAAAAGGATATGTATCCACCACACTTACAGATAGAATTTATGATCACTATCATGTACAGGCACAACCTTCTGCTGGTCAACTTACTATGAATGTAGAAGAAGAAGATAGAAATAGGTTTATTAATGATAGTGATGATTGGGTGGACGGTTGTTGGAATAATAATGAGACTGATGATGAGTATGTCTATCGTGTCTTTGCTATTGATAATATCAAGGATCACCATAGATTGATAGTAGAAAAAATAGATCAATTGATATACAAACTTGATAATGATGCAAGAAACCAACCAACAGTTACTGGGGAACTTTTGGAACCCAAAACATTAAAGGTCATGTTATGGTGTAAACTGACATCAAAATTTGAGGCTACACATGCTGGTAATGTTATCTCTTCTAGAGATGGATTTAAGAAATACTATCAATCATCTTTCTATAATACTAGAGATAGTATAACTAGTAAGTTTCAGGATGTATTGCCAAAAAATTATGAGGAAAATTGCAAACACCTAAGTGATTATAAATTAGAAATTCACTTTATGCCTCAAATTGAGGACGTTGAAGATAAAGATAAATCAATACTATGGGAAGATATGGATCTACCATCAAAGTTTGATAATCTAGATCAAGAATTTGGAACATGAGAGGGTTAACACCCTCTCTTTTTTTATCTAAATAATTAGAAAAGATAATGACTGCAACAGGTTTTAGAAATCAAATACAGAATAAGAACTTCCTAAGCCCTACTGGGTTTAAGTTTGTTTTAAATCGTGCTCCTAAGGTAGTATTCTTTTCTAATCAAGCAAATATTCCAGGTTTAAATTTAGGAACTGTAGATCAAACAACATACCTAACTGATATTCCTGTGCCTGGTGACAAACTTCAATTCCAAGATTTGAATCTAAGGTTCTTGGTTGATGAAGATCTAGAAAACTATCTAGAGATACAGCATTGGTTAAGGGGTCTTGGTTTCCCAGATAGTCTGAAAGAAATATATGATTGGCAAAGTAGCAATCCAAATGCACCTAGAGGAGAATTAAATTATACATGTGACGGTACATTGAATGTTCTTTCTAGTTCCAATACACCAAATTTTAAAGTTAAGTTCTTGGATATGTTCCCTGTATCTTTATCAGATTTAGATTTTGATGCAACTGATAGTGATATAGATTACTTGACAGCCAATGTTACTTTCAAGTATACTATATACAACATTACAGATTTGAATGATAACATTTTATGAGTATTGATCTTGAATCTATTCAAGAGATGTGGGAGAAAGATGCACAGATAGACAGAGATAATCTACATGATGAGTCATTAAATATCCCCTCTCTACATGCAAAGTATTTTGAATTATATAATACTATATTCCTTTTAAGAAAGAAAGCAGAACAGCAGCGTAAAAATATTCGCCATGAACGTTATGAATACTTTTCTGGTAAGTCTGATCCACAGGTTTATATAGATGATCCTTTTCCAAAGAAGATAAGGGATAAGGATACAATGCAGAAGTATCTTGATGCTGATGATAAACTTTCAAATTCAAGTTTGAAGATTGATTATTATGATACCATCCTGGTGTATCTTGAAAGTATTTTAAAAGTAATTCAGAATAGGACATTTCAGATAAAAAATGCAATAGAGTTTATGAAATTCAATGCTGGACTGGGTTAATAAATATTAATAGATTTATGAACTCATGTGAACACTTCAGCAAATGTAGTTATACAGAAGTCCAATGAAGTATTTTTACAGATAAAAGCAGAACCACATATTGAATATGAACTAAGAGATCATTTTACCTTTGAGGTAGAAGGTGCTAAGTTCATGCCTCAATATAGAAAGAGAAATTGGAATGGTGAGATACATTTATACGACTTAAGATCTAAAAAAATATATGTAGGTTTGTTGGATAAGATAGTATCCTTTTGTAATAGACATGGGTATACTTATAGGTTTGAGGATAATGAATACTATGGATTACCTTTTGAAGTAAACCAATCTATATCAAAGGAAGGTGTAAAGGACTACATCAAATCTATTACTAAATTTAAACCAAGAGAATATCAGATAGATGGTGTATGTGATTGCCTAAAACATAATAGAAGATTGCTAGTTAGTCCTACTGCATCAGGTAAGTCTTTAATGATTTACTCATTAGTAAGATACTATGTACATAAAGGACAGAAGATTCTCCTGGTAGTTCCTACTACATCTTTAGTAGAACAAATGTATAAGGACTTTGAAGAGTATGGTTGGGATGTAAAAAATCATTGTCATAGAATCTATTCTGGTAGAGAAAGAAGTAATTCTAATGAAGTAACAATCACTACCTGGCAGTCAGTGTATAAGTTAGAGAAATCTTTCTTTGAAGAATATAATGTCATCATAGGAGATGAAGCACATCTATTTAAAAGTAAATCATTAGTCAATATCATGACTAAGTTACATCATGCTAAGTATAGATTTGGTTTCACTGGTACTTTGGATGGTACACAGACCCATAAATGGGTCTTAGAGGGATTGTTTGGACCATCATACAAGGTAACTAAAACAGAAGAACTAATGAAACAGGGACACCTATCTCAGTTAGATATTCAGTGTTTAGTTCTCAAACATCCTGCTAAGAAATTTGAAACATATGAAGATGAAATACAGTATTTAATTACTCATGATCAGAGAAATAAATTCATCACTAATCTAGCATTAGATCTAAAAGGTAATACTCTTATCTTATACAGTAGAGTAGAAACTCATGGAGCAATACTTTATGAAAAGATAAATAATATTAAGCATACTGATCGTAAAGTATTCTTTGTTCATGGTGGAGTTGATGCTGAACAAAGAGAATCAATTAGGGAGATTACAGAAAATGAAAGGAATGCAATTATTGTTGCCAGTTATGGCACTTTCAGTACTGGCATTAACATCAAGCGGTTGCACAACGTCATCTTCGCCAGCCCCTCAAAGTCCAGAGTTAGAAATCTTCAATCCATTGGTAGGGTTCTCAGAAAAGGAAAAGACAAAGTAAAGGCAACCCTATATGACATAGGGGATGACTGCACATATAACTCAAGAAAAAACTATACCCTCAATCATCTGATTGAAAGAATTAAAATTTATAATGAAGAAAATTTTAATTATGAAATAATCACTATTCAAATAAAATAATGGAAGAAGACTTTTACGCAACTATCAAACTCAAATCTGGTGAAGAAATATTTGCCAAGATAAACTATGATGAAGATCATGACAGATGTTTTTTAATTTTAGATAATCCAATTACTATTGAAAGAATTAAAACCAGGTCTGCTTCTGGTTATAAAGTAGAACCTTGGATAAAAACTAGTAAAGAAGAACTCTTTGTTATTAATATGGATGATGTAATGACTCTAAGTGAATCTAAAGATTTAGAGACAATTTCTATGCATCAAACATTCTCTATGCAACAAAATAGTTACTATGAAAAGAAAACTAAATTGGATAGAAAGATGGGATATATATCTACTATTAGTGAAGCAAAGAAATCACTTGAGAAACTCTTTAAAGATAACTAGCTATAACCTAACCTTGAAACCCCACAGAGTTAGTCTACATGTAATTTGATACCTTGTCAACTATTGTGTTGAATGCTATAATTAATACATAATAGATAGTAAAGATATGACACCTGCAAGAATTATGGGTAGACGTAAAAGATCTGAACACTATGTCAATAACAAAGAGTTTCTTGCAGCTCTAATTAAACTTAGAGAAGACAGGGAGATAGCAGAAATTCGTGGTAATGAAAAACCAAGAATACCCAGGTACATTGGAGAATGTTTTCTGAAGATTGCTACTCATCTATCTTTCAAACCAAACTTTGTTAACTACATGTTTAAGGAGGATATGATATCAGATGGTATTGAAAACTGTGTACAGTACATTCACAACTTCAACCCTGAAAAGTCTCAAAACCCATTTGCTTATTTCACACAAATTATTCACTACGCGTTCTTACGTAGAATACAGAAGGAGAAGAAGCAATTGGAGATTAAGAATAAAATATTGGAGAAGACAGGATATGAACAGGTATTTGAAAGAGATACCCTTGACGATGGAAACTATAGCGAGTATAATCAAATCAAGGATGCGGTTCATTCTAAGTTACGTAATTAATGAAGGCAGCAATAATTACAGACCAGCACTTTGGAGCAAGAAAAAATTCTAAACTTTTTCATGATTATTTCCTAAAGTTCTATAATAA